TAATCTACTTGATCTGGACTGGCACGGCCCAGATTTGGTTATAAATACAAGCACCGAACACTTCGAAAGTTTGGATTGGTGGAACAGTATCCCAAAAGGAACCACTGTAGTACTTCAAGGCAACAATATGCCGCACGAAGACCACCACATACACAGCAGTAGTTTAGACGAGTTCATCGGGACTTATCCAGTTAGTAACCTACTGTACCGCGGCCAAAAAGACTTTGAGTACCCCACTTGGAAGTTCTCAAGATTTATGCTTATTGGCATTAAGTAATCCTAGATTTTACCAAAACCGGTTGCTTTTTACCAACTTTGACTGTATAATAGTCATTGTTGTATAATTATTTTACCACTAACGAAAAAGGAGGTCTATATGACTGAGTTAACGCTAGATAGGGATCAAGATACACAGGTGCAAGTTTCTTCGACTTTGTTGAAGATCATCACATTATTGTTGATGATTGTAGCTGCTTATGGATCTGTATCTCTATTACAATGGGCCATTGCTAACAAGCAATCTAATTATCAAGTAACAGATAGTTCCCAAATTACAACAGAAGTTCGCGAAAGACAATTAGCTTGTCTCGCCAAGAACATCTATTATGAAGCAGGCAATCAGCCGTTTGAGGGCAAGGTTGCAGTTGCACAAGTTACAATAAACAGAACTGAAAGCGGGCAGTATCCAAGCGATATCTGCAAGACAATCTATCAAAAGAACATTGTCTATGAAAAGGTCCTATGCCAATTTAGTTGGGTCTGTGACAGGACTGTTCCAACTAGGGCAGTGAACAAGGCTTCTTTTAAAGAAAGCGAAGAAGTCGCTAAGAAAGTTCTACTAGAAGGATTTCGCCTTCCTAGCCTAAAAGAGGCCATGTACTTCCACGGTGATTATATCAATCCAGGCTGGAAGAGAGAACGTATCACTAAAATCGGCAATCACATTTTTTACAAGTAAGGACAAGTATGTTTATCATTGATCAAATTAAAGACGCAGTATTATTTCTTGTTAAATTTGCTAAAGATCACCTTGGGCATGTAAGTGCCCATACATTAGGTTGGGTTACAATTATCCTACTGCATCTGTCTAGTATTCCTACTCTTGTAGCAGTATTGATGGCGCAGAGCGATAAGCTGCCTCCTGTAGATTTAATGGTATTTGTTTGGAGTGCATTGATCACGCTGTTTTTTAAAGCTCTTATTGAACGTAACTTCTTGTACATTGCTACTATCTGTTTGGGCTTTGCGGCACAGACAGTAATTATGAGTTTGATCCTATTCAAATAAATAAATCTATGCGAATCACAGAACTACTTGCCGAAAAGAAAATAGCCGCACCTACTGCTAGCCAATGCTCTATTGGGCGTTCTAGATTGAGTAATGTGCGCTATTCACAATGCGTGAGCCGCGGCATGCTTAAACATGATAGCAATCATACTGACGGTACGGGTACACAGGGCAAGGCAGGCAGCGGTGTAAGACTCAAAGGCAAAAAGTCTAAGAGTGAATTACACGGCGGCCCTGTTAAAGACTACGACAGTAAATGATTACCACTCGTCATTCTGATTGAGTTTCAGCACGGCCGTTTCTAACAACTCGTGATGATCTAACTCGGCGAAACACTTGTCGAGTTCATATATTTTTTCTTCGTTATTAAAATTAGTTTCCCATTCCGAAACGCCTAACATTTCCATTAGTTCTGTAAACGTTATAGTCTCTCCCCGAACCTGGCTAACCCAAATACAGGTTAAGAAACTGCACATAAAAATCACACGTTGATTTTCTATACCGTATTCTTCGCACCATTCTAAAGTTTTATTCAAATAGTAGTCGATGTCGTCAATACGATGCTCTAACTGTATGATCCATTCTTTAGTATCATCTCTAGACCAGTATGCCATTAATTGTACCCTCTGCTATTATCTAATTCTATGCACTCTGGACATTCGCAGTCCGGGCAGTATTCGCATTCAGTACAACTATGATTGCAGTGTGCAGGACATCCGCATTTGCATTTAGCTGTAAATCGTTTGTAGTTTTGAAAGTCATCCATGTATTGTTCCATGTTTTTCTCCTGCTTGGATATTTATAGTGTAAATAGTAGTATGATCAACATAACATCAAATGCTAAGACAAAGATTACAGACCTCCTAATGGAGGAAAATAATCCAAAACTTGCCTTAAGAACCTTTGTACAAGGTGGCGGCTGTTCTGGATTTAGTTACGGATTTACCTTTGATGAAGAATTTAACGAAGATGATTTCCAATTTCCAATTGGTGAATTTAAAGTCGTAGTAGATGCTATGAGTATGCAGTATCTACAAGGTGCCGAAATTGATTACAAAGAAGATCTTTCCGGATCTAGCTTTTCAATAAAAAATCCAAACGCTCAATCCACTTGCGGCTGCGGCAGTAGCTTCTCCATTTAAATTTTGGTAAAATGTCCATTGACACTGTTCCAAAAATGTTGTATAATTGTCTTATCGTAACACACTAATGAAACACACATGACAACTCCTTGCGATGCAGTAATCCGCAGTCTGGAAGAACACTCCAGCCGACTAAACAAAGAAGCAATCCTAGAAGCAGAAATCGACAACGTAGAGTTGTTTGAAGGCTTTCAACTGGCTCTAAGTCCATTTATTACATTTGGTGTAAAGAAAGTACCTACCAGCACAGGTGGTAGCGGACAGGGTCTGCCTTGGGTTGCATTTAAAGAACTGTGCGAACTTCTACGCACTCGACAACTAACAGGCGATGCCGCACGTGATGCAATCGAATTGGCATTGAGTGCAAGCACACAGAAGCAATGGAATGATTGGTATCGTCGTATCCTAATCAAGGATCTCCGTTGCGGTGTTAGTGAAAAGACTATCAATAAGATTAAGAAAGACGCTGTACCATTGTTCGAGTGCATGTTGGCTCACGACGGCGCCAACCACGAAAGCAAAGTCGCAGGTAAGAAACTGCTTGAGCCTAAACTGGACGGTGTTCGTGCTGTGTTGATTGTTGATGCCGATGCTAAGACTGCAACTGTCTACAGCCGCAATGGCAAAATTTTAGAAAACTTTGGACACATTACCAAAGGCATTGAAGATAACATCGAACTGTTTGATCGCAGTATTGTCATTGACGGTGAAGTGGTTAGCTCTAGCTTCCAAGCACTAATGAAACAGGTACATCGTAAAAGCGATGCAGATGCCAGCGATGCACGACTGATGGCCTTTGATGTTCTTCCACTTAGTGAATTCCGAAAAGGTAAAAGCATTCTGGGACAACGCCGTCGTAGTAATCTCCTACGCAGTATGCAGTCTGTACTGGATAAGATTGGGAACATTGATATTATTCCTCAACTTGAAGTGGATCTAGACACAGCAGTTGGTGAAATGCAATTTAAACAATATAACAAAGATGCCATTGATGCAGGGTTTGAAGGCATTATGATCAAAGACATTGATGCACCTTATGTCTGTAAGCGTCATGTGGCGTGGCTCAAACAAAAGCCATTTATCGAAGTAAGTTTAACCATTGTGGGCATCGAGCCAGGAACAGGTAAAAATGAAGGCAAAATGGGCGCAGTTATCTGCGAAGGCGAAGAGGATGGCAAGTTCATCCGTGTTAATGTTGGCTCTGGCTGGACAGATGATCAGAGAGCCGAAGTTGACGATGAGGTTATTGGTCAAGTCTTGGAAGTGCGAGCAGATGCAATTACTCGGAGCCAAGATAGTGAAGACGTATACAGCCTCCGATTTCCACGGGCTCTTCGATTCCGAGGTTTTAAAGCAGGTGAGAAACTATAATATGGATAAAGAAGCTGTTAAAAATTTAATGTTCGGAGGCTTCTGCGAGTTGGCCAGGGACGATCGATTCTACCACCGCAGTGCCGTAGGTCCAGAATACTGTTATTTTACTGATCGGGGCAAGATTGCCATAACGGACTTTATGATTCAAATGGCAGTAAATATACACAAAGCTGAAGTAGCTGATTTAGATAGGAGAGCTAAAGAAATGGTCATTAAAGGACTTAAAGGAGAAAGTGTTTAATCGTGGCTAAAGAAGATATGATCAGCCTTGAGGGCAGGATCGAAGAAGTACTACCCAACGCAATGTTTCGGGTAAGGTTGGAACAAGGTTCCGCAGTTCTGGGATTCATCTCGGGCAAGATGCGACAGAACAGAATTCAAATACTGTTAGGGGATAGAGTTAGGGTAGAAATGAGCCCATACGACTTAACTAAATGTCGTATAGTATATCGTTCAAAATAAAATTTGGGTCATAAAAAAAGCACCTTACGGTGCTTTTCTTTTATCCTAAGTAGTTGGCCCACGATGGGTGTGGTATATCCCACTTTTGCTGTCTACGCTTGTCTACTAATTGATAGTAGGTGGGCTTAACTGGCTTGTGCTTTGGCACAATCTTCTTGTCGTTACCCTTGTTTGCATTACAGCTCGCGCAGGCGCAGACAGTGTTTTCAAAGGTAGTCTTACCACCGTGACTAACTGGCAGCACGTGGTCTAACGTGGCTGTTTTACGGCTTACATCATCCCCACAGTACTGGCATGTATAGCCATCACGAAGGAACACATTATGTTTGGAATAACGAATTGCAGTCTTGCGCTTTTCGTACTCGCGAAGAATCATAACGGCAGGAACCTGTGTTTCCCAGTTTGCACTATGCACGACCCAATTATCGTAGACATCTAACACAGTGGCTTTTTCAAGCACTATGAACTTAATAGATTCTTCCCAGGAAATTGTGCTCAACGGTAGCCAAGAAATCGGGGCTCCGTCTGCATTTAACAATAATGTCGAACTCATTTACTACTTTCAAAGGTTGTTGTGACCCAGTATTTATTATACAGTCATTTACCATAAAGAGCAACTAAATAGTCATATGAGTCACTCAACTTTTATACATTCCGGCATTGTAAACCCTGCCAAACCAAATATTACAGTAAAGGAGTCCGCAGATGCTGTTGATACAGTAACATTGGATATTCCATTACTTACTCGAATTTTAGAACTAGCCCGCGAGGACGTAAAATCGGATGCAGACCTGCACTTTGTTATCACTAACATTTTGGCTATTAAGAACAAGGGTGTACTCACTATGCAAGATTATGACAAGATTCTAGAGAAACCGGATCAGTTAGAGTCAATTAGAAAACTAGCAGGATTATAAAAATGACCATTCAAGTTATCAATACAGGTTCTAATGCAAACTCAGGCGACGGTGACAGCATACGATCTGCATTTATCAAAGTAAATCAAAATTTTACAGAAATTGCCACACTGCTAGGAACAACTGGTACTGATTTTACAGAAGCAGTAGCAGACGCTGGTGCTACGCTATTAGTTCATAGTAGTCATAGTGGCATGACTGCTGTATATAATGATGCATTAAATATTGTTCAATTTACTGTAGCTGCCGGTCCTACCGGCCCTGCTGGGCCACAAGGTGAGACTGGCCCAACTGGCCCTGCCGGTACCGGGGGCGGATTTTCAACCACGTCGTCTCTGGTTAACGGATCTTTTGTTACTAGTCTAAATAGCTTTGGAAACTTAGTAACTTCCGGTAATGTATTACCCAATGCTAGTAACCAATTTAACTTAGGATCTGACCTACGTAGATGGAATACCGTCTATGTTAACACACTTACCATTCGTCAAGCTATTGTTGTTGGAGGTTATGATAGTGACAATTATAGTAGAATACGTCACTTAGAATCAACTCCATTTACCGGAGGTGAATATCGAGCATACGGATTCGCCTCGGCATACGAGCAATCAACAGTTTTAGTAAATGAAGATGCAAACATAAATCAAGTTTTATTTCTAGGGGATACGGGACCGGGTGATTCACAGACATTATTCGGTATCGGTGTTGCTGACAATTCATTTGAAACCTATACAGTCCCTACCACCGGACAGGAAACTACCTGGGTTAAAAAGTTAGAACTAACTGGACAAGGCAATCTATACCTAAACAGTG